AGGTAAACGTAATTCGTCTGTTGGATATGCAACACTTGTATACCCTAATGGATTTTGTTTTAATTTACAAACAATAACTTTCATACCGTCTACAATTTCCTGACTATACTTGTCTCCGTTCATGCGTTTTAAAGTATTCCAATTAATACTTGCTCGAACATGTCCGGGCATATTTGCTTTACCTTCTTTTTCTTCTTTACGTCTATAATCTCCAATTTTATTTGCACGTTTCGGAGAACCTTTTTCATATCCAGGACGTAATTTAAATTCTGTTCTAAATTCTGTAATACGTTTTAATACTTCAGCTTCTGTTTGATTAGTTAATACCATAAGCAATAGCTCACTTAAGAAGTTTTGCATAAACTCAGGTGTATCAGAACGCTTTAAGTCTAAACCCATTGCTTTTACTTTACCAGGCTTGTCATTTGTATCTTTACGTTCACCTTCTTCATCGTAAATTAGTGCCGCATATCTTTTCTTAGTAATATATAATCCACTTTCTGCAACAATTTCTCTACCTGCGGCAATAACATCTGCACGAGTTTTAGGACAATGAAAAGCCTTACTCATAAATTCTATAAAAGTTTTATTAACTTCGCCTGCTACTTGGTCGTATAATTTAATAACACTTTCTTTATCCCAAGGTATATCTTTGTTTTCTATTTCTTTTTTCAAAATAGGAAACGCAGAAAAGTATACAGAATCTGTATCACCATAAATTACTGCATCACCAACGTGATCGTATTCGCCTGTAATTACTTTATTACATTCAGCACTCATATGTTTTGCAATTTGCCTACCAGTAAGTGTAGTTGATTGACCAATACGTTTGTCAAAGAATCTACAACCAGGATTTAGTATTGCACCATATAAACTATTTAGGTTAATCTTCTTAACAAGTTGTCGTTTATCCCAGAATGCTATTTCTATTTTATTACCAGCTTCGATGGCTTTCCCCTTCATTGCTTGTAATTCTTTACGTTCTGCATACCAACGTTTTAGCAATCCAGGAATAACACCGTCAAATTCAGTTGTTAAAATAGTTCCATTAGCAGATAACATCCACGGATTTCGCGAATTAAAAATAACATTATATACTTCGGCCGCACTCATTAGTTGTTCATCACCATTTTCCCAATCAACAGTAATATCAACATCTTTGCGTTGCTCCATTACAGCATCATACTCTAGTGTACCAAATCGTCCTTCCCAAGCACCTGCAAACGATTTTTTCTGTAGTGTCATTGCTTCTTCAACCATTGCATCTGTATCAGATGGTCTTAGTTGTCCTACTATAGTTGCAGGATCCATATTCAATGCTCTAATAACAGATGGATATAGTGAATTTAAGTCCATTGAACCAATCCACTTATGTAAACCTTTCTTAGGAAATGCAACATAGGCACCAGCGGCTGGTTCACTACCTGGTTCACGTTTAATTCTATTAGGAACTTGTAGACCTCTGCCATGAGCTTCGTTAATAATTGCTTGTTCTGTAACTGCAACGGCACCCATTGTAGTCTGTAGTAAAACAGTATTTGCATGTGCTAGTTCGTTACTAAGATCAATAAACTTTAACTTTTGATCTAATTTATCTAGTAGTGCAACGTCTTGCCTGTTGTACTCAATAAACGTTTTAAAATCGTTGTTATAAAGCTGATCTAATGTACCTTCGTATACAGTTTTCTTTTCACCAATTTCAGTTTCACCGATAGCATCGAGTCTATATGTATGTCTTTCTTCGTATGTATATTTTCGATATAATTCTAAACTATCTAAATGTACTCTACCTATTAAATCATAAGTCTCGGCCTTCTTGCCATATTTTTCATATTCACGTTTCTTAGGCAATTGTCCCCAAAGACAAAAACGTCTTGTATCGTCTTTGCTTAATACTCTGCTTACTCTATTAACTGTATATGGAATATCATATCCTTCGCTATTCCAACCAGTAAGAATATCAGCATCTTCGATTAAGTCAAGAAATGTTTTTAACATATCTCCTTCTTTTTCGAATAAATGTGTATTAGGGAATTCCTTTGTTTGTTCTTTAGCTTCTTCCATTGTAAGTGTTTTCGGAGGAACTGCTAAAGTAACAAGAGTATTCATCCATTGTAGATGTACACTAATTGCAGTTATAGGCATAAACGGCTCACTAGGATCAGCAAAGCCACGTTCAGGATCAAAATCTGTTTCAATATCAAAAAATGCTACATTAAGTTTCGGAGCATCAACGTTAAGATAGTTTTCGCTTAAACATTGAAAGATAGGATTAATATCACTTTCAAATAATTGTTTTGTATTGTTAATTGCAAGTTCTTTACGGAAGTCTTTAGTAGACTTTGAAACAATTCTATTTAAAGGATCACCATAAATGCTTTTATACTTGCCACGTGGGTCTTTGTAAAAGAATGTATACTTAATAGGGTATTCAGTAAAATGCCTTTTACCTTCTTTGCGTTCTACAACACGAAGAATATCTGCATTTCTATCAAATAGAGCATCAACGTAACTCATTTAATACTCCTTTATCTACGTAGGCCCTTAGGACCGTGCCAAAAATAATCATTATCACTTGTTGCCTTATCATCTATCCATAAATCGTAATGTGGTTTGCCTGTTTTTACAGAAGTAAACTTTACTCCCCAGCCTTTTAATTGTTCTTTAGTAAACTCTATCCAATCTATTCCAGACTTTGCACCCCTGGCTGTCCAGTAATGGATTTCATCGCCTTTATCAAATAGTTCATTTAAATACTCTATTCTAGCTTGTTTAGGTTTACTTTCTTTATATTTGTTACCATCAGTATAACATATTGTTCCGTCTATGTCTACCATATAGATTGTCATAAAAATAATTTCCAAAGTGCTATAGCATTCATAAGAGTAAACCATGAACACAATACAATAACAAATGCCGCTCGTCTAATGACTGCACTTATAATACCAAAAATTGATCCAGTAAAGTACATTGGTATAAAAATCTTTGTTGCTGGATCTAGTACAGTAAATGTAAGAATTGCACTTGCACTAATTAATAAACTTGCCTCAATCATTTCACAATAAAATGCTGTAGGACTTAATCTATAAGATTCTTTAAAAAAGTTTTGTATTCGAAATATCACAGTTTATCTTTGCCAACCGTGGCAACTAAAGTTTCTAAGTCGTCAAATGCATCAGCGGTCGCTAACCAATCTCCTTTATGAGCAATTTTAATTGCTTTAGTAATAAGAGTTGGTTTCATATCCAATTCTTCTGCTACTGCTTTGACAGTATCTTTTAATCCAGCATTAAGATCTTCAATTTCTTGTAGAACTGTTGCTCCTTCATTTACTAGTCTTGTTAATTTGTCTTTCTCTTCGGGGCCGTATGTTCGGTCACTCATGTCTTACCTCCAGGTTATTAGTATATTATACTTGTTTTCTTGTCTAATGTCAAGTGTTTTCTGCAATTTTTTTTGGATTAGCTTTTTCTAATTCGTATGCAATATTTCCAGCTATACAAATTCTATTATGATTACATTCGTGTTTTGGTACAGAATGCGATATTGGTCCAGGAAAAATTATAACCAATCCTGTATTTGGTTTGATGGCTTTACCTGCTCCGGGGAATACTAATGGAGCACATTTTGGACAAGCATCAACATAATATATAAAAGACCATTGTGCTGGCCAATGAGCATGTTGGTTAGTGTAATCGCCAGTCTTATAAGTAGCACCCCAGCAATCAACACAATAAAGTTTAGTTGTATCTTTTGGTGCAGACGGTGTATCGCTTAGTTTTAAAGTTTCAATTACCCAATCAATTATAGGAATAAAGTCTTTATTTGAAAACATGTCCCACGATGTCATGTTCGCTTGAACATTTGTTCTTCTGTACTGCTTATCGCCTTCTTGTTTAATAAGTTGGGTGAGATGTTCTTTTACTTCTGTTGCTTTTGGGTATACATTAGTATACACATCAAATTGTTCAGTAAATAATAATTGTTCTATTCTAAAATCTTGCATTAACAATACTTATGTACTGCTAGGGTTCTTAGATATACCTTCCGGCTTATTGCCCGGCGTTAGCTTGTTTCATTAGTAATTTAAACTTACCAAATAGTTGAGGATCTTGCATCATCTTTTGAATGCTTTGTGTGTATGGTGCTATTGCTTTTATTAAATTAGGAGGTAATGTACTTCCTGAGGCAACTTTATCCATTCCTTTAGCAACCATACCGCCACTTGCTGAACCGCCAGCTACACTTTTTAGTGCTGTGGCTCTTTGTGCAACTTTTTGTGTTGCTTTTTGGTCTGGTTTTCCTGCTGGTTGTCCTGGCTGTGCTTGTCCTGGCTGTGCTTGTCCTGTTGGAGATGGTGTTTGATCTGCTTTTGGTTTTGGCTTTACCTGAAGTTCGTAAATTCTCATTTATTTCTCCCAGAATTTAAATTTAGCAAGTAGTTCTTGTAAGTCTTCAAACTTCTCGTTTATGTACCAACCTGCTACAAACCCTACGATGAATCCAATTGTTAAAAACATTTAGCCCTCCAGCTTTTTAAGTTGTTTTTGTAATATTAGTATTTGTTTTTTTAATAATGCGTTTTGTTTTTCTAAATCAACTTCTTTTGTCTTATCATCTTTAGGCTCTGCGGCTTTGCCAGTCCAACCTGCTTTTGTTGGTCCTGCTATATCAGTACCAGTAGCTGGTTCTACAGTCATATCTCTTCCAGAGGCTTTACCGAGGCCTTTATTAAATTTATCAAACCCAGCTCCTGCACCTTTTTTAAAAGCGTCCCAGCCCGGTCCTTCAATAAGATCTCTAATTTTCATTTTTTTTCGCTTCTAATTTAGTTTGTAGTTGGTCTTTATATGTTTCGTTTTTAACCCTATCTACATAGTGAGAACTCATCTTACCATAACCGTGTCTCCACGCCATTTGTTTTAGAGTTTTTTCATCTTTACCTTTAAAATGACTTGCTAATTCTTTGTCAGACATGTCAGCGTATTTCTGTTTGTTCTTAATAACGCTTGTTGGCATTCCACCTTCGTTAGTTCTTTTTAAAACTTTTTGTACATCTGGATGGCTTGATAACCCTTTTGCAAGTTTTTCAATAGCCTTAACTGCACCTGAATAGTTACCTTGTTTGTATCTAGGGTCATTTGCAATACCATATGCTTGTTTAATTTCTTGTGAAGAAAACTTAGTTTCTTCTTTAACTTTTTTCTTTTTATGAGTTTTACCACAACTTTCACAGATTTCTTTACCACAGCTACAATTACATGTAGACTCTGATACTTCGTCAAATTTTGTTTGGTAATCTAAATGATGGAAAACAGTACCAAGATAGTCAGATGCTTTAGTAATTTTAGCTGATACCCAACCGTCTAATCCTTCTGCTTCACTCATACCTTTAAGCATGTCATGAAGTTTAATAGAATATTTTGCGGCTTTATATAACTCGCCTCTAGCGAGTTGGATTTCATGATCTTGCTCAACTTTATGAGCTAAGTCACCTAAGTTTTCTTGAACTTCTTGTTTTATAATTTCTTTTTCTCGCATAGTATTATCCTTACTGTATTTAGCGTTTAACTGCGCCGCCACCCATTAAATTATTACCCATGTCTAATGCATTTACGGCTGTACCATCAGCCTTCTTTTTTTGTGGTGCCTTAGGAGCTCCAAATTTACCTTTTTTTGCAGGTTTATGTTTAGCAATTACAGGATTAGCCACAGTTGCGATATTGCCTGCACTTGTTGATCCAGCTGTAGCTGTTTCACCAATATCTTTCAAACTATTATAAATTTCAGACTGATAAGATTCAGCTTGATCATGATTAATCTTCCATTTTGCTAATTGTCTATATCTGCGTTTTACTTCACTAGCAAGTTCTGGATCATCTTTCATAAAACGTTCTAAACTATAAAGAGTTTTAATCTTTGCTTTATAATCATCTAAATCTGTTGGTGCGCCATCAGTTTTTTCAAATACATCATTAATAGATTCTTTAGTATTAATATCCCACGGATGTTTCCACATACGTTTTATAGTATTTTTACCTAATGCATCCATAGGAACTTCAAGATCTAAATCTTTACGGCGCATAAATTTTGTATCACCATTTTGGAGTTCTACTTTATATACTCCCTCTTTAGGATCAGCTTGGATTATTTTTACTCTGTGACCTTTTTTTGTTTTTACTACTGTTCCGATACGATCGTCAATATATTCTTTAATATTTTCAGCAATTTTTCCTGTGCCTTTACATTTTTCACAATTTTTTTCACCGTGCTTTCCTGTACCGTTACAGTGGTCACATGATTGTGCTGATTCAGTAGTTAATTTTGGGTCTTTTTTATGTTTTTCGTACCCTGCTTTAGCCTTAGCCTTACGATCATCAAATGTCGCAGGTTTATTAAAAGTATTCATGTATTTTGCTACAGGACTTTTAACTTTTGGTGGCTTCTGCTTTTTTATTTCATTAATTTTCATAACACTTATATTTATCCTTTGGCTAGTTTGGTAGCTGTAGCATACATTACTGCTTTGGCATCATCACCATAGCGTTTTGCGAAGCCTTTTTTGTCCTTTTTCATACCTTTAACAATACGTTCTTTGTCTTTTTCTTCACCTTTTGTAAGCTCACGCTCTGTAGCTGGATTTCGTCCTTTTCTAGCCAACTGTCTTGGAGAATTATCTATATCATGTATAGTATAATTTTTACCGTCCCAATCAACATCCTGTCCTGACAGGAGTTCGTAAATTTTCTTTAGTAATTTTGGGTCGTATTCTGATCTACCGTATCCTGATTGGGGTTGTGCAATTTTTGAAGCTACAAAGTCTTTAAAGTCATTGTATTTCATTTTTAAATCACCTTCAATAATAGTAGATTCTTTAAAATGTTGTTGTAAGTTTTTAGCAGTTCTTTCAAACTTATGGTCTTTATGTTTAAAGCCCACTCCACCAGCCGCTTCCCATTTAGCAACATTTTGACCAAAGTCATCAATTAATATATTTGGTGTTCCATCACTTTGTTTAGCGTATTGTTTTTTATTAGATGTAATAATAACTTCATCTGGTGGAAATGCTTTTAAATGTTTTTTAACCCATTCTCTTTTACTAGGCTCAACTCTATGGTCATCAGCCAACGGTGCAGAAAGAATATTATAATTTCCTTTAATTGTTTTAATAATACCTAATAAGTTATCGGCATTAGTTGTTGGTTTTAAATTAGTCCAAAAGTCTTTAGTACTTCTAATTTTATCAAGTCCTACATTAATGTTTGGAATGTCTTTCCAGTTTTTGACACCCATTAACTTAGTCCAAGCACCAAAAAAGTCTACAAGAACGCCGTCCATATCTACATAAATTTCACTTTTTTTTGATAACCCCTTAGCTTCTTTTTCTTCTAAATTATCTGGAACATCAAATTGCCATACTTTACCTTTACCAGTTGCTTTCATTAATGCAGTAAGTCTTGTATTACCACCTACAAGCTCTAACCATCCGTCACTATAACTTGCAACAATAGGCAATTCAACTTTACCTGTGCTTATTTGTTGTAATGCTCTTTTTTGTTTTTCTGGATGTAACTTATCAAACTCTTTTACATCACCAGCTTCTGTATTTTTAATTTTTTTAACGGATTCTTTATCGTAGTCTACTACTTTACCTTTTTTAGCTAGATCAATCCATTTATCTTTACCGATATTTTTAAATTCTTTATAACGCTTTGCTTCATCCCATTCATTATCGAAGTTAGGGTTGGTATATGTAATAGAGTTTTGTGATTCTGTCATTCCTAAATTAAAAAGTGTATTAGGATTAGTATTTTTGTGTGCTTTACTGTGGAATGTATGTGCAGGTTTGCCTTGTTTGTCAACTTTGTTTCCAAATTTAGCGGCTTGTTTTTTAATTTCGTCAGGACCAACGTCACCAGTTGTATTAACGCCTGGAACTATTAAGCCTCCATTTTCGAACAGATGACGTAACTTCATTTTCTGCCTCTAAATCCGTTATTGCCTTGCATAAAAGGACGACTGAACCAGAGCTTAAACCATTCGTCTGTACCTGGCTTAATGCCTTGGTCCTTTTCTTTTTTCTTTAGAGCGGCCGCAGTTATACTTGGGTTTTCAGGAATATATTCTTTATATCCTTTAAACTCATTAACTCCAGCTAACTGTTTTAATCTCTCTATGTCCATTTTTATTTTTTTTCATGCTCCATAACATACTTACTTGCCTCAGTTACGCTTACCATACTAATTTTATGAAACTTTTTCATAATGTTCTTATGCTTTTTATTGTTTGGACACTTGCATTGCCATTGATATAGTGCTTCACATTTAACACAATATCGTGATTTTAATCTAACCATTTACTCTTTCCGTGTTACATTATTTGCATCAAATATAACAAGACCTTCAATAGCCTTGTCACTAATCACTCCGTCGTATCCAGCTTCCTTTAAATCCATTGTTAGTATCGCCGCGAACATTGGATCATCACTATAATCCCAGGGTTGAAACCCCATTTTTTCTTTAATATCTCCAACTTCTTTACTTTGATAATCGGCTATTTTTAATCCTGGTTTAACTTTGTACTCACTAAGAGTTCCATCAGGTCCGTGATGCATTTTAAATGCGTTTGCGGCATCTTTTTCCCAAGTAAGGTATATTCCTTTACCTAAAGCCCCTAATCCTAATCCTTTTCCATTCTTACCTTCACCACGGTGAAATATACCGTCGTTATGTTTGTATAATCCTTGATAAAAATCTGCTTCTGATTCTATTACTTGTATAGCTTCGCCTTGTATTCCTAATCCAGCACGAACTTTATTGTATAACATTTTTCCTACTTTAGGATCTTTGCTACAAACACCAGATCTAAATGATTCAATGTCTCCGTCAACTGCCGCTTGTTTCATTTTACTAGCACTCATACCTTCAGCACCTGCGGCATCTGGATCTCGTTGTCCTGCACTTATAACATTTATGGAATTAAATTGATAATCATCGCCACCGTTGTATTTGTTTAGTAATGTATCAAAATCTTTTACACGATCATCACCAGCTACGTAGATAAGATCAGTATATTTTCTACTGTAAAGAAATTTGCAACAATCAATAATAGTTCTAACACTATCATGCCCGATAGTAATTCCGTTGCCGAAACATTTACGAGCAAAAAAAACTTTTTCTGCAAATGATAAAGGATCTGTTTTAGGTTTTTGTGTATGACTTAAAAATAGGAAAGGATCGCCTGGCTGACTTGTAATTACACCAACTAATTTAGCGTGTCCAATTGTAGGAGGATTCATTCGCCCGAAGGCAAATACAGCCGTTTTCCCGTCAGCTTCAGTAAGTTGTCGTAAGAGCATTAATAATCACCTTTTTCAATTAGCTCCATTTCTTCGCCATAGATTTTTTCAATTAACGCATCAATTTCTTCGCTTTGCATCAAATCCTCTGGACGTTTAGGAATACTATATTTTGCACAATAGTGATTAATACCTTTGTTTACCATAGGCAATATTGCCTTTTTTGTATCAATTGGATTGCCTTGTTTTAGACGATCTTGCATATTAGCAATAGTTGGATAATACTGTTTACGATAAAACATAGGGTCGTTCTTCATATGGACATGAAGGTCACTTACAACATCAAACCCTAAGTTAGGTTTGCTTTCATCGTTTTCATCATTTATAAATTCATTAATTTTCATAATTATTCTTCTTCTGTTCTAGTACAGCACTCGCAACGCATTGTTGGTGTGCATTCACAGGGATCGCAAGTACATTTTTTACTCTTGCATTGGTCATTATTACAAGCCATGATGAAACCTCCTATGTATAGAGTATTTATCAGACTTTAAGGCTAGACAGAAATTTCGATATCGAAGTGATTATAACCTAAATCAAATAGTTTATGAGCAATACGCTCAGCTACTACAGTAGATTCAGAATCTTTGAGGTTTTTGTGTGTTTCTACAGTTAATATAACGCCACCTTGTTCAGTTTCACCTATTTCGTAATTTGTCTCATCTTCAAGTAATGCTTCGTCGGCACATTCGAGGATTGAATCAACTACAACCTCGTCTATATCTTCTGGTTTCTTTTCCCATACTATATTAATAAAGTGCTTCATATTACTATCCTAATGATTTAATAGTACAGATGTTACTGTACCTGCTGAATATGTTACTGATACTCTAACATATACAAAGTTACCGGTAAAATTCTTAAAATGACTCTTGTTTGATGTACTTACTTCTGTACCTATAATATCACCCCAATCAGCTTCAACTGGTGTTGTTGCTAATGTACCTTGCATCTTAATTGTACCATTAAAGTCGACTAAATTATACTGAACAGTATGAAATCCATCTGCTCTGCCATAATATCCGTCACCTTTATATGCAGTTCCGTTGACAGTCACTGAAGTGCTATCACCTGGGTGTACATTTTGGGTTAAAATTGTTTCGCTTGTACTGGACATACTGTTATTTATCTACATCTTGCTTTAGAACTATTCTGTCTACCCTGGTAATATTGCCTGATAAGAAAAGCATTGCAAGGGTTAAAACCTTCTCATCACGCAGATACAAGTATTTGCCACTTACATATCCTTTTTGAGATAATCGAGTCATAAGCCCTGGACTAACACGGATTTTATCACCATTCTCTTTTGCCCAGTTATAAAAATTATAGTCTATTGAGTTCCCTCCAAGAGTTACTTTAAATTCGTACTCAAACGGAGTATTTTTAATAATGATATTCTTATTTTTTAAAAGTAGATCAGCAGTATTATCTGCTGGCTCATAAAAGTCGCTAACACAATGAAGTTTTTTACTTACGTGTTTAAGCCATGTATCGTCATTTGAAAAAAGGCCAACTTTACGCTGTTCACAGCGTACCATAAAAGATGATGCACTTTCAAGTTCACTAAGTAATATTTTTAAATCGTGTAAGTCATCTTGAGTAACATCAATATGCCGCATCGATGGCATATATCGAAGAGTTTCTTTTTCTTCTAATTTAAATTGTAAATCGTCGATGACTGTTCTAGCATGACTAAAATTTTTATTACGAAAGATAAACCCTAATGGATTATCAACACCTAATTTATAAAGGTATTTGTCATAAAATAGTTTAGTTGTTTCGTGTCGTATCATAACCGCCTTCTATATCAATGGACGGTTGCTTTCACGTCCTTGGTATTAGTATTTAAGACAAATTCTTCGTCTTTTACATCAATTGTTACAATTCCGCCTGCTTTTAATTCACCGAATAATAATAGTCTAGATAAAGGACGTTTAATGTCGTTATCAATAACACGTTGTAAAGGTCTTGCACCCATTTTCTTATTAAACCCTTTATCTACTAATACATCAATAGCTTCGTCGGAAATAGTAATGTCAACATTTTTATCAGTTAACATTTTCTTTAACTCTACTAAAAACTTACCAACTATTTTTATCATAGTATTTTTATCTAGTTTATCAAAAGTTATAACACCATCTAATCTATTTCTAAATTCTGGCGGAAAAAATTTCTTAAGTTCAGTATCTTCAAATTCGCCTTCGTCATTTCCAAAGCCAATTAATGACCTTTCTGATTCTGCGGCTCCTAAGTTAGTTGTTAGAATTAAAACAATATTTCTACAATCAGCAGTTTTACCATTACTACCTGTTATAAATCCATTGTCCATTATTTGCAATAGTAACGAGCTAACATCTGGATGTGATTTTTCAATTTCGTCTAGTAGTAAAACACAATTAGGAGTTTCCTGTAATGCAGTTATAAGCATTCCAGCATTTTCTTCAAATCCTACGTATCCTGGAGGCGAACCAATTAGTTTAGAAACAGAGTGCTTCTCTTGATACTCTGACATGTCAAATCTAATAAGTTTTACACCAAGTTGTTTAGCAAGTTGTCTTGCAGTTTCTGTTTTACCTATGCCTGTTGGACCCATAAACACAAAAGAACCAATTGGTTTACGTTCTTCTTTAAGTCCTGCTTGTGCAACTAGTATTTTATCAACTACGTTTGTAATAGCATCATCTTGACCATAAATTTCACCTTTAAGGTTCTTTTCTAAATTAGCAAGATTACTAGTTTCTTTTTCCTTAATTTGTTCTTCAGGAAGATTAACCATTTTTGCTAATTCAAATTGAATTTCTTCTTCATTTATAACTCTATCTTCAGGATCGTTAAGGTTAAACCTAGAACAAGCACAATCAAGTAAGTCAATAGCTTTATCAGGTAATTTTTTATCTGTTTGGTACTTAACACTTAATTTAATAGCCGCATCAACAGCCTCTTCTGTAATAGTAGTATTGTGAAATTCTTCGTAGTATTTCTTAATGCCAAGTAAAATATCTTTTGCAACTTCTTTGCTAGGTTCATCGATTGTAACTCTAGCAAACCTACGCATTAATGCTCTGTCATTTTCAAAATATTTACGGTATTCTTCCCATGTAGTAGATGCAACTACTTTAATATTGCCTTTAGTTAATATAGGTTTTAGCATATTTGCAAGATCGTTTGAACTACTACTACCTGCCGCACCTGCTCCGCTTATCATATGTGCTTCGTCGATAAACATAATAGTCTTTCCACGTTTCTTTAATGCAGATATTACAAGTTTAAATCGTTCTTCAAAATCACCTCTATACTTACTACCAGCTAACATAGATCCTATGTCTAAGTTATAAACATTATACTCTTGTAGAAACTTTGGACATTCTTTCTTGACAATTTTCCAAGCAAGTCCTTCTGCAATAGCAGTTTTACCTACACCAGGATCACCTACAAGTAAACAATTATTTTTAGTTCTACGTCCAAGGGCTAATGCAATAGTATCCAACTCATCACGTCTACCAACTACAGGATCAATTTTTCCTGCGTCAACTTCTTGATTTAAATTAGTAGTAAATGAACGTAATGCCCTACTAGCCAGGCCTTGTGTTTCTTCATCTTCATATGTTGCTTCTAGTTCATTATTTAAATAATCTGAAAATTTAGTTTTGTCGATATTTGCTTTAGAAATATGAAAATATGCCCAAGATTTTTGTTCATTCATCATACTAAGGAATACATCTGCTATTTCAATTAATTGACGTCCACTAAACAGTACTTGAGTAAATGCTCTATTAAGAACACGTTCAACAGCGTGTGTTTTTTTAGGTTTGTATTTTTTACCTTGGACTTCAACAGTTTCAATTGATGTTAAATTATTTTTTAGATAATGCTCAATATTCTTTTTAATTAGTTCATGATCAGTGCCAAATCCTTCTAAGATTTTTGAGAAACTTTCTTCACAAAGCATAGCAAAGAGTAAATGCTCTATAGTTACATACTCGTGTTTTAGCTTTTTCGAAACTTCAACAGCCTTATCAAAAACTAATTGTAATTTTTCGCTTGGTTCAACCATTAAATGACCCTTCTTTTATGTAATTGATCGTATTTTTTTATATACTTGCTTCTTTTCTTTCTAGCCATTTCTAGTCTAAGTTTACTTACTCTATCAATAAAATTAATTCAGTATAGGTGATC